TAAACCTATTTAAGCCGTTATCGCTACTAAACCATTCGTTTTCTATAGCCCTACCGATGGTTGTACCATACTCGATTGACATTTTTTCTGCATCGCTCGCTATTTGACTCGGAAAATAACTTGTTACAACTGACTCAGCCATATTTTATTTTTCTATTAGTTTTGATAAACCACCTGTATTGGTGTATTTAGCTATTTTTAAATTTATTTTACTTTTTTCTACTGTAGGTCTAGGATGATACAAATGCCTGTTGCAAGCCATAATAGCTAATCCTGAGCTAATAGCTGCATCAAACTTTGTTCTTTTATTTATATCAAACCTTGACCATTCGTTTAAGGTAGTGTTAAAATACATAGTACCATAACTACCATCTTCTTGTAAGCCAACGTGTCTATCAATATAACTTTCGATAGCTGCTGCATGAGCCTGCTTAATATCTTCACTTGAGTTTGGCATTCCACCAATTTCTCTTTCTGTAACTGAAAGCTTATTCCAAACTTTGTCAGGTCGATTCATTGAATAGCCTCTATAGCCCCTTCTTTTAAAATAATACAATAATCTTGGCTTATTATTTTCTGCTAATATTGGCATTCCATAAAACACACAAGCCATTAGTACATCTTCAAAAAACATTTCAGCTGTTTGTGGTCTAGCTATATATTCTAAAAAGAATGTATTAGCAGGAGCGTCTTCCATACTAAACTTAGTTAATCCATGCAAAGCACCCTTAGAACCTTGTCCATCGGTTGTTCCTGATATATCATAACTATCGCAGCCAAATGCCCCCATATGCTCGTTGCCTGGGCTTTTTAATCCATTCTTTACTATTTGTCTATTTTGTAAAGCGCTGCTTGGAACCCACGATATCTTAAAACGTCCGCTTGGATTTGGCGTAAATATTACTGTGGAGTCTTTAACTCCGTTAGCCCATTGAAAATTACCTGTGGTTAATACATTTGTATTGCCAAGATCTTCATTATAATCTATCTGTTCGTATATTTTAACTAGGTTGAATATACTATTTTTTGTTTCATCTCTAAAAGCGTGTTCTTCTGTGCGCGGAAACTGTCTATAAAACTCATTTAAAGCGTCCTGATCTCCTTTTAAACCTTCTGCTTCATTATTCCAATGCTCTATAACCCCAACGTCTATAACGTCTCCTAATGGGCCCAATACTGTTTCCTTAGGTGTATTAAACACAGGCATTCCGTATTCATCTATAAAACCTTCATAGTTCCATTCCATTGGAATAAATAAAGAATATAAACCAGAAGCCGTTTGTCCGTTTCTGTTTCTTTTTGCTACATTAGAATTTCCGTATAACTTTTTAAAATTATCTCCTCCTTTGTCTAAAGCGTTTGATGTTGATCCCATCATGCATTTTCCAATAATTCTAGAGCCTAATCGTAAACACGTTTTCGTTACTCGCCAGTTATTTAATATATTGTCTGGTCTTTCCCACTTTCCACTTTCATCGTGTACTAGTAATTTTAATTTCTCTCCATCATAAGAGTTGTCGCCAGTGTTTTTCCAATCTATTGTTGTGTCGAGTCCTTCAAGGATTTCAACACTCTGTTTGTTTTGTATTGATTTTCTTGTTAATCTTGACGCTGGAATCCTGTAGGCCAATTCGGTTTTTGGGCGGTCCATACCGTCTTGTATCGGTTTGAAAAAGAACGGATAGTTGACAGATATGGGTACGACTTTATCCGTGAACATTTTCTTTGCATCGGAACCAGATTTGGACAATATCCCAAACCGTGCGTCACTTGATATTGTTGCCATGTTGACCGTCTCTCCGGAAGCCATAAACGAAAAACCTGAACGTCTGTTCTTGAGATATGACATGCCATAACATCTACTGTCTGCTTTACAAGCTTCCCAGAATATAAAGAATAATCTATTTGCTTCTCTAAAGTCTGGTTGCCCAACGTCAATTTTACTCCACTGCAAGTACATAAAGTGAGTACCAGTAATGTAAGTAGCCACGCCTTTGTTATTGAACCAATGGCCCTCTTCTCTTCGCTTAAATTGTTCATCTATATAGGGTTCCCATTTATTTTGAAAATCTTCAGGATATTCCCGCCAATCAAATATACTTGTTATTGACTTTAATTCTTTAGGGTACTCTTCAGCTTTCCATTTGTTTTTTAATTTATCTATTTTAGCAGGCTCTTTTGGTAATGCTATTTTAAGATTTTGTATATTGTATATCTCACCAATTTGACCAGTTTTACTTATAACAACCAAGTCATGTTCTTTATTATAGCCGTACTCCCACTTTTTAGATTTGTTAAGTCTAATTATTGTATTTTGCTTTATAGGCGTTATTACGCTATATAATGATTGCTCGTACATTATTTAGATCTTTTTTCAGCAAAGCCTTTAAAAGCTTTTTTTTCAACCTCTTCTTTAGGCTTGTTCTCAAGTAAATTTTCTTCGTCTTGTATTCTGTTAAGAATTTCAAACGCGTCAAATATCGCCAGCTTTTTTGTAGCAGCTGCATTTTTTAATCTATCAGCTGTAATATCGTCACCTGAATCTACAATAGCTTCTTTTGCTACTTTAATTAACTCTTCAACTGCTTTATGTCCAGCTTGGATTATACTCTTCTTCGTTTCCTTGATATTCATATTTAATTGTAATTGAATTCGTGGGTACTCTATAAACTCGTTCGTTATTAATAACAAACTCATATTCTGCCCCTGGCTTAAAGCCAACTAAATCTCCCTCGTTTATATTATTTAAAAAAGGATCCTTTACATACAAAACACCTATACCCTCTTTTTCAAAATTTATAGAAAACATTTTTGTTTCTTTAATTGGTTTTACAAAATTAAAACCTTTACAAGCTACAAATTTATCGTGCCTTTTATAAGCATATATTTGATCCTCATTTGCAAAATAAACATTGTCTGTATAATAAGACTTACTGTTCTTTTCATCGCCCCTAATATCTTTAAAACGCCTAAAAACATTATGATGTACAACTACATGATCTCCAACTTTTATCTCGGTTTCTATTTCCGAAGGCAAAGCTAACACTTTAGCAATACGGTTAGAGTAATTATGATTATGTAATTCAGTGTTTAATAATAGAGTATTGCCTTCAACTTTTTTTATGTTATTATATCTTCCTCCAACAGGTTCTATAATAAAATTATATAAGGCTTTCATTAGTACTGTAAATCGTATTCAATTGCAATTGCCATGTTCTTATTAAAATCCTTCCAAGGAAGCAACTCGTCTCCTTTTTTTATATATATAGAATACTTTGTATCTTCTTCTATTATATTAGCTATAGTATGACCGCCATACACTTCCTGTCCAACAGAGTAGTGCATGGCATCATTTTTATAGTCTCTACCGATACTAATCTTTCTTACTAGGCTCATTTTTTTCTTTGATTTCACCTGTAGAAATATCAACATCTACTTTACCGTATTTTTCTTGTAAGGCTTTTTGCAGTTGCTGAAAATTTTCAGACGCGGAAGTTATAGCGTGGAGCAGTTCGTGCTTTTGAGATTCCAATCCGCCAATTTGCATTTGCAAACCGTTGATAGCATTAATACCGTCTTGTAAGCCTTTTAGCTCTTGTTCTTCAATTTTACTCATTTTATTATTAAATTTAATTGTTATTACTTAAGTTATTAATTACGCGTTATAGCTAATAATTACTTTTATGTTACTCGTAGCATACTCTTTCAAACTGCCACCCAGTATCTTCTGGACCTGTTACTCTTACTGTTACAAATGAGGCCTCTTGATAATCAGCTAATGTGTATTGCCACCAAATTATTTGTTGATAAGGGGCGGTTATTGGATTTGGATTACCTGTTTGAGTTGTGTAGAGAGCACCGCGATTTGGTATCGCGCCTTTGTAATCGCCTATGAACTGATTAACGCTCAGAGTTTGCTCTTCTGTAGGCAAGACGTTTGTTGGATATGTACCATAAACGTCATCAAAAGGTCCTGCATTATTATCATCCATAGATGACGTGGCTACCTTTGTTCCAGTTTCTATATTGCCGTGAATTATTTCAAGCTTATCTGGTACACCATAAGCCACGAACATTAAAGTTATAACACCCCCTTCTGGAGATAAAGCTATGGTGTTATCTGTTATTCCAGGACCTCCGCTTAAAGCAGTAGTGTTGCAAGGTATGCCGGCATCGTAGTTATCCCACCACCAAACACCGTTGTATATACCAGACCAATTCATTATTGAATAGCTACTATGTCTGCAACAGTCGTGTTACCTCCTGCTATAATAGTATGAACAATACAAGGCAAAAAACTCCCATTAGGAATATTTTTAAATATGACTGGAATATCTGGAGACCCCATTAGCGTAACCTCTATACTGCCTCCGCTGCCCATATATAGTGCACAGTTTTTTACGTCTGTAGTTCCTGCTACTACTGGAAAAGCATTTGTTCCAAAGTCTGGTTGATTTATAAATTGACCCATTATTTTTTTTATTTTTTATTTGTTATTGATTTTGCTTTTTCCCAAGATCTTCCTACAAAATAAGCTCCATAAACGGTTACTAATAAGGTTTGGAATATTGGTATGTATTCTTCTGCTATTATAAATTCCCCAACGTTACCATCAAAAAAAGCACAAACTGTAAATATAAATGTTAAATATATAAGAACAGCTGGGCGAATGTTTTTAGACAAGAAGGAATCAGACTGCATGTCCGACTCCCATCTTGCTGTAACTTGTTCTTGTGCTTCTTTATCAGCTTTTTCAAGAATTTCTGTAATAAGTCTTTGGGCTTCTAGTTTTTCTTCTTTGGTAGTTGTTAAGTCATCTAAAACCTTGCCAACTTCCTTTATGACAGAACCCGAAAGCCATTCCCATATTTTTTTCATTATTTTGGTTGAATTGCTTTAGCAGCTTGAGATTTTTCGGTAGCTTTTCTTGTTTTTCTATCAGCAGCCTTTTGCTTTCTGGCAGCTTTTTTTGTATTGCCTGCTGCTATAGCTGCATCAGCTTGAGCTTGCTTTTTAGCGGCTTTACCCGTTTTACGAACAGCGTCTGCGGCTAGCTTTTTTGCTTTAGCTATTTTAGCTGCGTTACTAATCTTACCCCCTATTTCTTTAGCTTTTTGCTTAATCTGGTAACCTGTGCTTCCGGTAACATTAGTTAAATCGTATTTTTTCCCCTCTGTTTCCTTGCTGTTTTTAGTATTAGTTGATTTCTTGTTATTGGTTGTGGTAGCTTTAGTTGTAGTAGCTTTAGTTGTGGCATCTGTTTTTTTAGTAGTACCTTTGCCTTTACCTTTTACATCCCATCCCTTACCAGCTTTCTTAGATGCATTCTGACGTTTAGCTTCTGTAATATATTCAGCTTTAGTCATTTTACCGTAAGTTTTTTGGTCTCTGTCTTTATAAGCTTGCTCGTAAGATTTTCTGCCTGTTGTAGTAGTAGTAGTAGTAGTAGTAGTGCTACCACCTCCACTAGAAGTTGTATCTGTAGTTTCTGTCGTGGTCGGGGTATCAGCTGTTTTAGCCTTATAAGTTCCACTCGCTTTTGCCATTGCATATTCTTTGGCTGTATAACCTTCAGTGCTACCCGCTTTATTTTTAGTGTCGTAGTCGTATAAGTTTTTCTCGAAATCTGCAATTCTATTTTTCTGTGAGGCTACTCTTGTTTTATTGCCTCCACTACCCCCGTAAGGATTATAACTTCCTGCTGCAGTGTTTTGGTTTTTACCTAACGTGGAAACATCACTCCTATATTGGTTTAATCCTTTATTGTAGCTGTCTATGTCACTTTTCTTTTTAGCGGCTTGTAAGGCTTCGGCTTTTTTAGCTGTAGTTTCAGCTTGGCTAGCCATCTCATTTTTAAAAGTGTCCTCCGGTGTTTGAGTTTGTTTAGCCGGTGAAGAAGCTTTCATTTTTACAGGCGCACCCATATCCAATAATGGCTGGGTTATCATGCCTCCCTGCGTAGTTCTTTTAATTTTTGCTGTTATAGGGGTGCAACCACCTTTTGATTTATAAGCCATTTTGTTTATTTTTTATATGGGAACATTTTGTTTAATTTTTCTTTTCTTCTACCGCAGCCACACCCTCCTGGTATTTTATCTGCTAGTTTTTTTATACCAGTAGCTTTAGTGAACTTTTCTACTGTGTCTCCTAATCCTTTTGATTGCATAATTATTTATTTAACAATTCCATCTTCTCCTAGCGGCTCTACCTCTTTCGCTAGTCCAACTTTTAGATCTAGCACAAAATGCTTTTCTACGTTTTGCAGCTTTACCTCCTGGTTTTAATTTAGAAGGGTCTTTAGTTACAGCGGTTTTTAATTTACTACCTGGGTTATTTCTTCTGTATTCAGCTGTACCCTTAGCCGTCATACCTCCGCCAGCAGCCGCACCTGTACCTGTTTTATTAGCCTTGTTGTAATATCCTAAAGACTTTTTACGTGATGGCGCATCCCCTTTCTTTTTAAACGGAGAGTTGCTTTGAATATAAGCCATAGTTATTATTTTTTACCGTAACCTTTCATTTTAAATCCAGATCTCATTTTGCTTGAGGACACTGCTTTGCTTGCTAACGCTCCGACTAAAGCTTTGCCTGCGATAGCCGCCAATGGACCTAACTTAGCTGGCGACTCTGGAGCTGATTTAATTGCGTCTTGTAGATGCTGAGGTAATCTACCTTGATTTCCTTGTAGCTTTTTAGCCGCTGGGCTTTTTGCTTTCATTTTAAAAGCAGAAGGCTTCATTTTAGCGACAGTTGGTTTAGTTTCGTATTTTCCGTATTGTGTAGTATCAGCAGGCTTGTCTTCTGTTCCTGTTGTAGTTGCTGAGTTATTAACCTCTACTGCCTTGTCAGCTTGACCGCTTGATACAATATTCTTTGCCGCTTCTTGTTCTGCTCTTACTTGGGCTATTCTTTCATCTTTAGTCTGGTCAGCAGCAGTGTCTCTTCTGTCTTCGTCCATACGTGTGGTTTTACCAATAGTTCTACCAGAACGTATTACTTCAGCTTGATTTTTTGAGTGTTGTTCGAAATCTGCTAACTCAGTTTTATTTTCATTTACTTTCGAATCAAGCCTCATGTATTGCTTGTAACCTTTTTCGCCGGGTTTTGGCGCGGTAAATGTGCTAGTTGGATTGCCGTCGGCATCAACCCCAGCTTTAGAATATTTCTTTTGAAAGTTAGCCATTTTATCCTCAGCCTTAGCTAGCTTATTTCTTGACTGTCTAACATATCTGTTTTTAAACTTAGTCTGCCTAGCGAGTTGTCTGCCTTCAAAGTTAGTCTGCACGTCTCCTGTACGTTTGCTATAAGTAGGTGCAATTACATCTTCGCCTTTAACAACAACTTCTTTTTCAATTGGCTTTGCAGCTGCTGCATCTTTTGCTTTCGCTTCGGCTACTTCCGCATTAGCTCTAGCTGTTTCGGCTGCAGACGGCTTATAGTCTGGCCCTAAATCTATTTTTCCTTCATTTAACTTATCTAAATTTTCAGTTCCAGCTACCCCAGGTGTTGTAATTATTTCTGTTGTTTCTTCTCCAGGTGCAACAACACTAGCTTCTGGTGTTTCCGTTTGCTTATAAGGACTCCCTTTTAATAAGGGGCTGCGTTTTATTCTACTAGTTATAGGTAATTGACTCATAATATGTTTTTAGTTAGTTTTATGTTAATTATTTATTACGGCACATCTGGAGTCGGTGGTGTGCTCCCTGTTGCACCACCAGTTTCTCCGGGAACATTAACAGCTCCACTTGATTGGCCTTTGTCTTTTGGTGGTTTTTCGGTTTTAGTAGCTTCAGAAGAGGTTCCGCCTCCACCGCTGTCTATTTTCTTTTCTACAATTTCCCCGTAATTAACGAATGCTTTTGAGTTTTGAACGTCAGCTTCTCCACTAACTAATCCCATATTTATTTTACAAGCGCTGGATGCTTTGCTTGTGATTGATCTTGCCTTATATGCCATAATTATTGTTTTTTATATGCTTCTCTTTCCCATTCAAAGTCGCCACCTTCTTCCGCACCTTTGCCGGTTTTTTTATCTATTAATTGGCCATTTACTCTATCATACACTCTAGCGGGTGACTTCGTATCTTTTTTCCAGGTTACAGTATTATTGTCATACTGCAATCTGCCTTGAGCCATTTGGTCTAGGTGAACTTTCTCGTGGTCAACAGCTTCTTTTTTATCTTTACCTTTTAATGATTTGTCTATAAAAATAGTGCCATCATTATTAGCTTCACCTAAAATTCCACCTTCTAATGTTTTCTTAAAAACAGGTGTATTATAAGTAGAGGTTTCTTTGTCTATTCCAACAAGGTCTGAAAAGTCTTTTAATCTAAATCCCATTATCTATCTTTGTCGTTAATCATATCATCAATGGCTTTATTAAAAACTTTATCCGTATATGATTTGTTATTATAAAAAACACTTGTTGTAGCTGTAGGTAGATCCTCTTCCGCAAGCAGTATTCTGTATATTCTATTTATTAATCTTTTTGACTTTGAAGAAACTTTATAAACAGCGTACTTAGAAGTTGTTCTGTTGCGTTCTTTAAAAACATCGATCCAACCGTTCCTTCGTAATCTTTCCCACCGGTTTTTATCCCAGCTGTAGGTGTATACACCATTAATAAAATCATTACGTGTAAATAGCTTTTTGCAATCTAGGTATACAAGCAATTCAAGATCGGCATCTTTAAGATTATAAGTTTTACAAGCCCATCTTCTGACGAGCCTGTAATACTTAAATAAATTTATTTCCCTAAGATCTTCTCCTGTTAGTCTCATTCAACAATAACAACATCCTTGACAGTTATAACAACGTGAAAATTATCTTTCCACTCTATACCAAACCCAGCATGCTTATCGTATCTAATGATATCGCCTTCTTTAATCCCTGTAACTTTATCACCAGCACTTATAACTTTACCCTTTAAGTACCTAATGTCGCTGTCCTGCTTTTCAGTTAATTCGATACCCCCAACTTTTTTAGGAGCTTCTTTTATCTTGTCTATGACTATGTAATAATTAATTGCTTTCATTATGCTAATCTTTTATTACTGATTACACAATCTGCAGAAATAATAGTTGTTACTACACTCACAGCGTTTTTAAGAGCCGACTTAGTAACTAAAACAGGATCTATAATACCTGCTTTAATCATATTAACTTCTTTACCTGTTTTAACATCAATACCTCTGTTTCTGACAGAAGGCTTTTTTATTTCAACAATCCCTGCGTTATCTAAAATTGTATAATAAGGAGCTTTAATAGCTTCAAATAATATCTCTTCTCCTTTGCTCTTAGGCTTTAACGTATTTGCTGCATTAAGCAATGCAATTCCGCCTCCAGCTACAATGCCTTCTTTATAAGCCGCCTTAGTAGCATGGATCGCATCTTCAACTCTATCTTTCTTTTCTTTAAGCTCAACAGCTGAATCTGCTCCAACATAAACAAGCCCTACTTTTCCAGTGAGCATTGATAAACGCTGCTCTAACTTTTTTCTAAAAAACGGGTTTGTTTCTGTTTCTATTTTATTATTAACATCAGCTATTCTATCTGTAATATCAATTTCATCTGATATTTGTAGTACGGTTGATTTATCATCAGTCACAGCTTTGATAGCAGATCCTAATACATTTGGATCAATTAAATCTAAATCATCTCCAAGCTCTTCATTTATAATAGTAGCCCCTGTAAGTAAAGCTAGGTCTTCTATAGTTTCTTGCCTTGTAGGTCCAAACCCTGGAGCATCAACTATATTTACTTTTATATTACCTTTAACTTTATTCGATAACAAAGTAGCAAATGGTTGCTGTTCTACGCTTGCAATTATAAGTAAGCTTCTTTTTGATTTTATAATGTGTTCTAAGACACTTTGTATTTTTCTTATATTAGGAATAGGAGAAGAAACAATAAGCACGTAAGGATCGTCTAAAATAGCCGTCCCCTTGTCTTTGTCCGTTATTAAATGCGGAGATTTTAATCCGCTGTCAAATTGAACGCCTTCAACAAAATCAACATAAGTTTCATTTGTATCAGACTCTTCCATTAATACAACTCCATTTTTGCCAACTTTTTCGTAAGCTTCTCCAATTTTTCCCCCAAGATCAATGTCATTGTTACAGCTAATGATTGCAACATTTCGTAACATTTCACCTTTAACTTCAGTACTGGTTTTATCAAGATATACTTTAACTTTGTTAGCACCGCTAGTAATGCCCGCTTTAAGTTCTCTAACTTCTTCTTCATCTAAATGTTTGTTTGCAATTTTTAATAAAGAGTGCGCGAGTACAGTTGATGTCGTCGTACCGTCTCCCGCTTCTCTAACTGTATTTCTAGCCGCTTCTTTTATTAGTGTCGCGCCTATGTTTTCAACCGGATGTAATAAGACTACGCTTTCTGCAACGGTTACTCCGTCTTTTGTAATTACCGGTCTCCCAAGTGCATCTTCATAAATTACGCATTTTCCAGACGCACCTAATGTGCTCTTTACTGCGCTTGCTAATTTTTCAACACCTGTTATAATTTGATTATTTGCTTCTTTACCAAAAGTCAGCGTTTTTACTATCTCGCTAGGGTTATTAAATTCCATTAAATTAAATTTTAGTTTATATTACTCTTTATCGAAAGTTTTTATAACTTTTGGGCCGTCTATATAGTCAAGCTTTTTTTGATAGTATTGTATTGATCCATCAATTGCTGCTTCAGCCCCTTCAATTGTTTCTCGTCTTGTTATATCTTTCCAAGAGTCATCATCTGGTACTCTTATTTCTGTTTGGTAGAATCCATTTGATAATTGAACAATGCGCCAGTTGGATTTGGTAGATGCGTGTTTCCAGGTTTCTACTGTTTTTTCTGTTGGTTGTGGTTGACTAGTCCACGTATTAGTCTGGTAAAATAGTGTCATTTTGGTTTTGGTTTAATTATTACTATTTGGTTACTCTGTCCCGAGTAAGGTATATATTATATATTACTGGTTTTTATAGATTACTAAGCCCAAGGGGTACCACTTTCAACAGTAGGGTTTTCTATTTCTTGTTTTTTTGTTGCTGCAAGCTGATTAACAGTAAGCTCTACTTCAGCCACCTTGTCAGCGCCTAAAGCTTCTTTAACCCAGCCTAAAACTATTTCTTCAGTTAAATCCTCATAAGGTATGAAGTCA